AGAAGAAAGGGAGATACAAAAGACATTAGAGAGATCTATAACAAAAGAAGCAATAGATGAATGGGGTAAAAGAGAAATGTTAAATGTAGTCCGTAAAGAGTATTGGGCTCATCCAAATGCAACAGGTTTAGAAGAGAAAAAATAAGGTATTGGAGAAGTATTATGAATGACAAAAAAGGATTGACACCTAAACAAGCACATTTTCTTAGGGTATTGCAGGGTTTTATACACCAAAATGGGTATTCTCCCTCTTATGAAGAGATGAAACAAATGAATGACATGAAATCAAAGAGTAATGTGCATGCCTACGTGCAAGCACTAAAAAAGCGCGGATATCTTGACGATATACCGTATTCTAAGAGAAGTATTGTCGTATTACCATAGGTATTGTATTGTGCGCTGGATGCTAAAAAGTTTTTTTGTTTTTTTATTTACCGGGATATGCCAATACCGTAATACCTTTTGCCAATTCTCTATATGGGATAAGGGATACCAGGTATTACGAAGGTATTACGAGTTCATGGTTAAAGAGTCAAATTATTGTATTTTGGAGTTAAAATGAGTGAAAAAGATATATATAACAGTAAGTTAAAGCAGATTGAAGAGAAGGTGGTCGGTAATACCATCCGTAATACTCGTGATATGGCATTAAAGCATCCAAGAGGTGCTGATGGGTTAACAGATAGGCAAAGAATATTTGTAGACATATATGTTGCTAACGAAGGTAGAATAACACCAACAGAATGTGCAAGACAAGCAGGCTATAAACCTGAACGTGCTGCAACAACAGCTTCTGAGTTACTAAATGTAAAGAAATACCCTAAAGTGGTACAAATAGTGAACAAAAAAAGAAATGAGTTGTACGAGACACACAAGGTAGAAATGAATAAACATGTAACAGAATTGGCAAGACTACGTGAGAAGGCATTACAGGATAAATCACATAGTGCTGCTATAAATGCAGAACGGTTACGAGGACAAGCTGCAGGATTGTATGTAGAAAGAAAAGAAATTAGAACAGGATCTATTGACGATATGTCTAGAGACGATGTACTAAGACAATTAAAGGAGCTAGGATTAACAGGTGAGTTTAAAAAAGAAGGAGCCAACACAGTCTTATCGGTCGAAGAGAAATCCGATAGCAAGGGACCTAAAGACATCACGCCAATACCATCAGAGAATCAAGAAGAGTAAGAAAAGTTATGCCCGCAAAGACGGAAACAAATTTTTGGAAGAGTTTAAAGACATGTTTAAACGATGGTAATTTTGTTGTGTCACGTATTGAGTCCTACGTTACGCCAGGTTTCCCAGATTGCGTAGTATTTCATAAAGACACAGGATTTTTTACACTTGAATTGAAGGTGCTTAAACGTAATAAAAATGGTACCACAACGGTACTAATTTCACCCCTACAAAATGCATGGCATGTCAAGCACAGTATGGCTGGTGCACCAGTATTTATTATGGTATACGACCCAGACACACGCACCGTAAACGTTTTTCACGGGGCACAAACTCCCAAACTCCGTCAAAAATCCACCCAAGGGCCAAAGTCCTTGTGGCATGGTCCAGTCTCCCGGGCGCCCGCTGGTCTTCTGGCAGCTGTCCAAAATTCACAAACTCCCAAACTCCCGTAATTACTACCCTCGCCTGTAGATGGGGGAAATATGTCGTCACTGTAGCCCGGGCGCGATCCCGTTAACCTAAAAATTTTTTCTGCGGTTTTCCGCCATTATTTTTTGAAGCATGGCTTGACATACGCCTGAAGTGGAGCTATATTACAAGCAGAATGATAGAAAGAAGAGGTAAATATGGACTGACTAATGTTATTGATACCTGTAAAATTGGCGGTTTTCTGCCTTTTAGCATGGTACATACTAATGTATTAAACAGCTGCGTAGCTGCAGCAGGAGATGCAGGTGATGCTGGGGCCAGTGCTGCCAGGCAGCAGGAGCTGCTGGAAACTCCAAACTCCAGGAACAACCAACCAGCATGATGTTGGCTGGTTGTCATCTAACTACACCGGGCGCGCCGGGGAACTGCTGGGGGATATGATATATCATAATAGAAAGAAATGGTTTGGTACTGCACAGTACAGGAATGGAGTTATCCACAAGATATTTGTTAATGTCCTTGGACGACCGACCTTGGTGTGGTATAATAAGAATAGTTAATTAACAGAGTATGGTCAGCGTCAAGATGCTAACAGTAGAAACAAGTACTCGATGAGGTTTGTGTGCGCATTCATCTCTCGAAAGAGAATGGTACATCCGACAGACATGAGGCAAGATAAACGGAGTTATTCGGCTCTTGCCTCAAAACTCCCAAGCTCCCTAACAACCAACACAACTAGTAGCTGAAGCTCCCACGTTTATGCACCGGGGCGCCCGCTTCCTTCCCATCTTCATCCTTTCACATCTGCCATCACGCAACTAGTTATCTGCCCGGGTGCGACATCGTGTCACATGTACATGGCTATTACAATATGTATAGTGGTAGATTAATAAATAGAAAGAGAAAGATTATGACTAAGAACGAATTTAAAGATATTGTTAAACGTGGTTTCTTTAGCTGTAAGTGGAGAAAGAACAATGGACAAGTAGGACACATCAAACTAGGTGTACTCGGTAAACTTGGATATAGATTTACCCAAGAGAAACAAGTAACAGAACACCCTAACTATGTATTAGTGTTCAAGATAAATAGTAGAGCCAAAGAAGGCTTTCAACGTTGGGCTAATGTAAACCCTGATACAGTATTTGAAATCAATAAACAAAGTTATCCACAATGAATGTAGTATTGTTCTTAATAGGTGTTTCTATTATGTGGGTTGTAATGTATAGCTTTATTATAACAATTAGTTAAAGGAGAATTAGAATGACTAATGAATCTAAAGAAGTAGTTAAAGTAGAATCAGTAAAGGGTGTAGATATTACACCTGTACTTACTGAAGTGGTTGAGTATGCCAAGGATCAAGCTAGTGTTGGCGATCTTGAATCTATCATCTCAAGTGTTCCTCGTAAGGATAGCTTGGATTGGAAGTTAATAAGTGGTGTGCTATGTAATTCTATTGTTGAATGGATTGCAGAAGATAAAGATAATCGTATGCAGTTACTACATCATATGCAAGGTGATGTTGGCTATCTGTTAAAGCGACTAGGTTTAGCTGGTTAGTCTCAGCTAATTCTCGACTAGGGTAAGACAGCCACAACTACTTACCCTAGTTTTTTTTGGGGCTTGGTTGCCTAGCTTTGTCTATGCCCTGCCCACAACCTGTGGATAACCTGTGGATAACTCGCGCCCGGGACCTAAACGACCCCCGACCCCCCCTTTTTGTGTAAGCATGCTTTAAATTATGTAGAGGCAAGTTTGAGAGTGACAATGTTTGTAAAAAACGTTATAAAAAATTTTAAAAAAAATTAAATCATTTATGGCTTTTTTAGTTGCGAACTTACCACCTATAAAGGTGTTTGTTAAAAAACAATATTTATATGACCACAAAAAGGGACAAGGAGAATTTGTAGAAGGTGTTTGGGTTAGTTGTAAATCTATCCAAGGTCGAGCACTTTACTTTGAAACGTATCTGCCGGAATATGGTGCTTTATATGATAAGCTCCCTATTAGTGCTTTTGTCACTGCCCCTACTGATCAAGATCTTTCTTTAGAAGAATTACAGCTGTGGGATGCGTTTAGTTACCACTTTACTATTGTAGAAAAAGCTTCGCTTTCCGGTGTTAGATGTAAATACCTTGCGCCATCAAAAAAATGGTACTATGGTGAATACTTGTTTACGATTGACAACTGCCATGCGGACAGTAATACCTTAAACACATCTTATTCTGAGGTCCCAGAGGAGCATAAATCGTTTAACATACTAGAATTGGACAACGGTCATTACGCAGCACAGCCAAATAACCGTGTTATATTCTATGATAAGTCATTAACGCCGTCAGAAACGACGCAGCCTGATTTTAAAGTGTCAACAGAGTATTATTCTGTCGAAAATAAATCAAAATGGACTGCTGGCGACGACGAAAACTATTTTTATGACTTAAAAGAACAGAAATGAGCAAATTAGAAACGCTCGATACCCAAAGTTTAAAGTATATTCTTAAAAATGCACTGTTAGACAAGCAAGAAAAGTCACAAAATGATTTTTTGTCGTTTGTCAAGACTGTTTGGCCTGATTTTATAGAAGGAAAACACCATCGTATCTACGCAGAGAAGCTAAACCGTATTGCAAAAGGCGAATTAAAGCGTCTTATTGTCAATATGCCGCCTCGACATACAAAATCGGAGTTTGCATCTAACCTTTTTCCTGCATTTTACATGGGCAACCATCCAAAGGCCAAGCTCATTCAAACAACACACACAGGCGAACTAGCAATTAGGTTCGGTCGAAAGGCCAAGAACGTTATAGAGTCGCCAGAGTACGAAACAGTTTTCCCTACAGTCAGATTAGCAGCTGATTCAAAGGCCGCCGGCCGTTGGGAGTCAAACCATGGCGGTGAATACTTCGCTGCAGGTGTAGGTGGTGCGATTACAGGACGTGGTGCTGATTTACTTATTATTGATGACCCTCATTCAGAGCAAGATGCACTTTCGCCAGCCGTTCTAGACTCACATTACGAATGGTATACATCCGGTCCGCGTCAACGTCTACAACCTGGCGGTTCAATCGTTGTCGTTATGACAAGATGGTCAATAAAAGATCTCACTGGACGGCTGCTCGAGGCCCAGGGTAAAGCAGAGGATTCTGATCAATGGGAAGTTGTCGAATTCCCTGCAATTATAAATGAAAAACCCATGTGGGGTAATTTTTGGACCATGAAAGGTCTACAAGGTGTCAAGGCATCTATTCCAGAGTCAAAATGGCAAGCACAGTGGATGCAGCAGCCTACATCCGAGGAAGGTGCACTTATAAAACGTGAATGGTGGCAAACATGGGAAGAAGATACAATTCCGCACCTAAAATACATTATACAAAGCTATGATACAGCGTTTAGTGCAAAAGAGACAGCCGATTACTCGGCAATAACAACGTGGGGTGTATTTGAGCCTGAAGAAGGTGGTCCGCAAGCATTGATTCTACTGGACGCAAAAAAAGGACGTTGGAACTTTCCTGAACTAAAACAAATAGCACAAGAAGAATATAGATACTGGGAACCGGAGACAATTTTAGTAGAAGCAAAGGCATCTGGCATGCCACTTACTCATGAGTTGCAAAAAGCAGGAATACCTGTTATAAATTATACACCCTCACGAGGAAATGACAAACACTCGAGGGTAAACAGTGTTGCTCCTTTGTTTGAGTCAGGAGCTATATGGGCACCCAATAAAAAGTTTGCCGAAGAAGTCATAGAAGAGTGTGCAGCTTTTCCTTTCGGCGATAACGATGACTACGTGGATTCTACCACGCAAGCTTTAATGAAATATAGACAAGGCTACTATGTTGGGTTAAAAGATGATTACGAAGACGAGACAACGACGCAAGTCGGAGGGAGGGAGTACTATTAATGTTAGGCACAGGAATAATGGCGTTAGCCGATTATCTGGATTTACCAGAGATCTATCAATCGTACGGCGATACTGATGCAGAAAGATTATTAAATCCAGATTTATATGCAGACACACTTTTTAGAGCACCAGGAAATGCTATACTTGATGCATCAACTTTTATAGGTGATGTTGTAGGTGATATTCCAGGCGCTGTAATTGACAAAGCTGCTAACGTAGATTTTTACAATCCATTTACACAAGAAGGCATGGAAAGAAATACGTTAATACCAGGCATGGATTTTCCTGACATGTTAACTGATAGAGGTAAGGATACAGCTTCCGCTTTAATAAATGAATTTACAGGATTGCCAAGTTTAACTACTGAAAATCCTATGGTAGACACATCTTTGATTAATAATTTAATGTCAGACACCCAAGCTACTATAGATTCCCAATACCAACCACAATTTGAAAACATAGCAGGCGATGCTTACAATTATGTTGATAGTGTCATGCCTACTTACGAATCTTATGCAACAAACAATCCAAATGCAACAATAGCAGATTATCAAGCAATGGAAGACGAAATGTTTACTGCAAAATTTGACGAATTGTATGATAGCAATTTATCTTCACAATACATGCAAGATTTAAATAGTTTAGCATCACAAAGTTCAACAAATAAATTTGGTTATGATATTTTTGATTCAGAAGGTGATTTAACTGGTCCAGGATTAAGAAAATTTGATTTAGGTAATATTAAAGTTCCAGGATTACCAAACTTACCATTAAAGTATGCAGCAGAAGGCGAATATGTTCTTCCGTTTATGGAATATGAAGGACCAGAAAAAGAAAGATTACAAGACTTAAGTTTTGCCATGGAACTTGGTGGTGGTTTTGGTATTCCATTAGCAAGAAGATTTCTTAGAAAAGGAATAAAAAACCAAGATAGAATAAGCCCGGAATTACAAGACGCAGTTAACGAATACATGAGGGACTAATGCTCTTCGCAAAACCTGTCTTTAAATATATAGCTAAACAAGGTAAGGCTAAAGGATATACACCTAAGCCTAAAAAAGTTTTAGATCACTACGAATACGAAGGCAAAAAATACCAACCTAAAGATTTAACACGAGTAAAAAGATTTAATCCAGATACAAAAAAATCTGTTCACGTATTAGTACCACGTCAAATAGAAGAAGCACGTATTGCTAATATAAATATTGAACCTGCAAAAGCTACAAGAAGAAAAGATTTTCCAAAAAAAATTGATATAAGAAAAAAACTTGATGCATTATCTGATGATGAACTTCGTTATCTAACTGTAGAAAAATCTGAAAAAATGGGAATACCCTCTGGAACAAATTTAGGACCATACCGACAAGGTAGATTAGGTACTGGCAGTGGATATGGTGTTAGAACAAAATTTAAAGATGAGTCTGGTAGACCAATACTAATGACAAAGTATGGGGATGCAGTAAATGAATTAAATGAAGGCAATACTAAAATAGTCAGAGAAACAATGTCAAAAATTAACAAATCACTCGAAGGTGTACCGGCAAAAGATATAAATGCCGGTGCTTCTTTAATTAGACATTTAGGTAGAATGCTTGCTCAAGCAAAAGGATTTAAGATACCACAAAATCAAGTTATACAAAAATTTTCTCAAACAGATGCACCTTTCTTTGCTGATCTTTTAGCAACACGTTCAAGGCTTAAAAGAAGACAAACAGGTAAGGCACAAGAACTTGGTCTAATTGGTGATGATGAATTGTTAGAGCTTAGTCACATAATAGCTGCGGCTGACGATCCAATGAAATCTTTTGATAGAGGTAATGTGTTTCTTTCTATGAAAAAACAAAACCGTGACCGTGCAAGATTACAACAACCTGAAGAAAACTTTATACAAAATTACGAAGGCATGTTGGATGACTTAATATTAAAATATTATGGTTATTCAAAAGGTGGTTTAATTAAAAAAGGATTACAAAAAATTATTGACAGTGCAAAGTTTGATCCGTCACGTAGAAAATTTATAAAACAAACTGGTGCAGCAGCTGCATCCGCAGCAATGCCTGTGGGTAGATTAGCGCCGCTAGCGGCCCAGGTTGCAACAAAAACAATAACAAGAAATGCGCCGCCATGGATTAAATCAATGGTAGGTGTACTAGATCAATTAAGTGGACCAAGTGCTATGGGAAGAACTTTATCAAATGGCACAATGATTAGAAATTTTGGCAGCAAAGGAAATAAACAATCATTTGAAATTACAAACTCAGATGGTTACAAAGTTCCTGTTAACATGACAAAAGAAAAAAACGGTGATTTAGATATTGAGTTTGATATTCGTAGTGACTTTGCCAATAACCAACACATCTACATAGACAAGAAAACAGGACAAGTAGAAATAATTGATGAAAATTATTACATGACGTCGCCAGAAGATTATGCAAAAGATGATCCAATTATTTGGGATGTAACTACACCATCACAGATGCAAGCGTTCGAAAGAAAGATGGGCGTTATGCGTGGTGACGGTAGTGAGAAAATGAAAGACTTTGCTTCACTGCCTGAGGACGGTGACTATACAGATCTATTCGAAAGTTTTATTGATTCCTTTTCGCCATCTGGTAACATATTTAACACAAAAGCAAAAGCCAAACAAATAGCTAAAGAGCAAAGAAGATTAAAAAATTTAAAGGACGAAAGAATGGAAATGGATTTTGAATCACAATTTAGAGGTGGCAACATACACGGTTTTAATAGAGGTGGCACAAGTATGCGTGATTATCAAGACACAAATAAAATAGAACCAAAACAAAAACCAGATCTTAGATTTAGTAGAATAAGACAAATGGATGACAGAGAAGCAATGGCACGTATGATGATGGCTGAAGATGATAAAAATTTTCAAGGAGGCCAAGCTGTAGGACATGTTATTTTTAATCGTTCACAAAATCCTAATTACGTAAATATGTATGGAGGTAATCCTACTAAAAACATTAGCCCTATTATTAGTGTGTTATCCGGTAAAGGACAATTTTCTCCTTATTCCGATAGTACAACAAGATTTTTCGCTGATTACAAAGATAAGGATTTAGATTTGTATAACCAATATCTT